CACGTGTAAGAATGGTCGTCTGATGTTAGTTCCTAAAATTTGATCGTAAACTGTAGAAGTTCCAGCAGGAATTAATACACCTTCAATAGAAGAAGGTCCTACCATAGCACCTCTTGTAGAAGCATCATTTAAGTATTTCCAATCAGTCTTATAGAAATCATAAGATCCTCTACGGAATCCGCTAAACCCTAAGTTTAAAGCCATTTCTTCAGAATTTTCAAATAATCCAAAAGCAGTACCACCAGCGTATCCACCAGAGATAGAAGCTAACATATCGTCAAAATCCAAAGCTGTTTGTCTTTGTAAGAATAACATGTTTTCTTCAATTGCTCCTTGAGTATCTAAATTTTTCAAAATAGCATCAAAAGAATCAAGTCCTGCAGCAGCAGTAAATCCTGTTTGTACATTACCTCTAGCAGTAATAGCAGCAAAAAGACCTTGTGTACCAACAGTACCCGCATTAGCAATCGCACCTGAACCAGCAGCAGCAATTTCACCTTCTACTAATGACATTTCTAAGTAATCTTCAAAACGTAAACGTGTTTCAGATTCAGCTTTTAAATACCATAAGTATCCAGATGTCCCGTCTTCAGTAGCAACTTCAACCCAACCAATTTGTGCCATATCAGATCCGTTTACAACGTATTTATTTCTGATAATGATAGGTGAGTTAGAAAATTGAGTGAATTGTGGATCAACACTTATATAACCATTTGGTTGAGTAGCAGCGTTAAAGTTTGGAGTAGTAGATCCTTTTTGATATTCAGAACCATATACAAATACTTTAACATTACCAGCTAAACCAGCAAGAGCAATTGTAGCAGCAGTGTAAGGTAAAGCAGTAATTGCACCAACACCTGCACCACCTGGGGTAGAAGCGCTAACATAACATTTTACTTCACCGCCAAAGTCATCCATTACTACAACAGTAGCTCCAACAGATATAACATTTGTTACAGAAGCAGCAATAGCTCCTCCAAAGTTAATAACATTACTAGCTCCATAAGCAGGAGTAAGTCCGTCGTAAGCAATGTGTAGTCTATTTTGTTCAGACCAAATTACTTGATCAGAAGTCATTGGCATTTCAGCGCCAACCATTCTTAAAAAGCCAGATAACGTTCTGTTTCCATAACGCTCTACTTCTTGTTCGTATACTTCAGGTAGATATTGCTGTGCAAAATCCACGAAGTTAGCACCTGCAGCATTGTTCCATTGTAGGTAATTGCTGTTTAATACTTCTTGTGCTTGAGATGGGATTAAATTCCCAAATTGAGGTTGTAAACTCATAATTGTTTAAATTTTTTTAGTTAAATTTTTTTGTTTTTATTCTTAATTTAGAAGAATCTGCACCACTTATAGACTTAACTTTAATTCCATTTACAAAAACACTATTAGCATTGCCTTCTTTTCGGGCTTCAGTTGTAATGTTTTTAGACTTAGCAACTACATCTTTAACTGCATCTGCTTTTCCTTGTTCATAAAAGTGTTGTGCTATAGTATCCGCGTGTCGCGCAGCATACATGGCTTTATGATAACCTTTTGGATCCTTTAAACTACCATCGTCTGCTAAGAACTTCGTAACAAAATGGGTTATGTCTAATTGATTTTCAATTACTTCGTTTGGATTTTTAACGCCATACCTAAATTTCTTTTCTCCTAAATCAAAATCGAAACCTTCGAATTCATTATTAAAAGTGCTTTTAGTTACACGTTCAAACTCCTCACGTTGTTTGGTTCTCACTGCTTGGTCTTCATTGTATCTATTAAAAAAATCAACAGCTTTTTGTTGGTCAGGATTAACGTTAGATTTCAACTTGATTTCATCGTAATACTTATCCTTAAGACCATCTAAGTAGCTCTTAGCTTTTCCAATTTCTTCTTTATACGCTAGTTTCTTTTTTCTAACATCGCGCTCTTCGTCTACCTCTTCATCATATTTAAAATTATCTTCTAATAAAAAGTTAACTTCATCATAATCTAAGTGTGGACGTGTGTTTTTATAATATTCTCTAAGCAAAGTACTGTTATCAACGTTTGAGTAGTCAGCATTTAATCTAACATAATCTTCAATTGTAGAACCAGGTACTTCATCCATAAAAGAAACTAGCTTTTCAATATTTTCAGGCAAAGGTTTACCTAATACTTTTTGATCTCTTACAGCTTCTTTTATTTCTTTTTGTATTTCTTTAGTATCTACTTCTGAGTCTGATATTTCTTTAATAACATTCTCAACGGGTTTTTCGTCTCCTTGTCCCACTGCTTGCAGTTCCACCTTGGATCCTTCTTCGAGTAACACGCTTTCCTCTGAGCTTTGCTTTTGAACGGCATCTAAATTTATTTTTATTGGTTCTTCTTTTTTGTTAACTGTAGCAAAATCCATTTTAACAGTTTCTGGCGGTACAATTAATTTTTTAGGTATTTTCTTTTTTACTTTAAAGTCACCCTCTTTTTTAACAGGTTCTTTTACTTCTGCTTCTTTTGACATAATATAATATAATTAAAAATTGATAATTCTTTATCTAGGATTAAATTGCTCTAATCCAAACCCTCCTAAACCGTCAAATCCAGCAGATTCAAAGTCTTGAGGTAAAGTGTTGTTTTGTCTTTGATTTATTAATTGAGATTCTTGTGTTCCTTGTTTTTGTATTCTACTATCTTTTCTATCTTCAATTTCTTGTTCTTTTCTTGTTTCTCCTTGTGACTTCATTTGAGCTAATTGCATATTGTAACCAAACTCCTCTGCCATTAATTCTTTTTTTACTTTTGCTTCTTGAAGCATTTTGTTTATTTCAAACTGTATTTTTGCTTGTTCTATTTGTATAGTTGTTTCGGCTAACGCTTGTTGTTTTTGCATCTCAGCTTCAATTGCTTGTTGAGCAGCTTGAGAATTTGCCTGAGCCTGAGCCTGTATGTTAGCTTGTTGATTAGCTTGATCTCTTGCAGCTTTCTTTTTACGACTTTGTTTTAATAAAGCGTTTGCAAGTTTTATGTTTTTAACTTGACGTATATCAATAGCATCATCTAAATCAATGCCACCGGAAGCTAATGCTGTTTGAATGTTTTGCTCTAATTGAGCTTTCATTTCTTCGTCAGGTTCTAATTCTAAAAATATACCAAAATCCATTAAAGTTTTCTCCTGCAATTCTTCTAATGTTCCGGTGTTGTAAGACGATATTGAATCTATTAAAGCCGCTCTAGTTAAAGGATAATCTAATGCATCTGCTATTCTCAACGCTATATTTTCGCATGTTCTTAAGGTTAGATATAATCCACCCTGCATTACATGTCTTAACGCTGTGTTTGAGTTTGCAGCTGCAATTTTTTGTAAACCTACTAAAGCGTGAGCATCTGGAGTACTAGCATCTGTTGCTTCGTTTAAACCAGTTACATCTCTTATCATTTGTAAATAATACTGATAAGTTTGTATTAGTGATGATATTTTAGCGCCACCCGCAGATGTCTGTAATTCTTGAATAGGCACTTTACCTCTATTAGGATCTCCTTCTTGTGTCATAGATCTACCTACAATACTACCTGTTTGAAAATACATATTCAAAGCCTCTTGTGCATTGTAATTAGTTCCATTACCTAAGTCAACCTCAGCTAAACCATCAACATCTACAAAAACACCATCTGGAACCATTCTAGATAACACTTGTTGTAGTTTCAAGTGCGTTAATTGAATCATATCAGCAAAACCAGTTATTCTACTAACAGTAGATTCTATCATGCCTTTGTACATTCTAGGTGCACATATAGAATAGTTCATGTTAACTTTAGTAACATTAGCGTTTGGTCTTGTCATGTTTTCAGACAACTTCCATTCTAACATCATTTCGTGTCCTAGTATTTTAGCCCCCGTATATAACACTTCTATAGCTCTACCAACTCTTTCAAAATTATCACTTTCAGGTGGATTAAAAGTATCTGGTTTTTCTAAAGCCTTTTCTAAACCTTGATCAGTTTGTTTTATTTTAAAAACTTGATTAGAGTATGTTTTGTATTCAAAATATAAAACTTGAACTTGGTTTTGAGAATCTTGTTGCGCATAGAAGTTTCTAGTATAATTTGCATCTCCAGGAAACTTTTCTATTTCTTTTAATTCATCATCTGTTAAACCTGGAAATTGTTTTTTAAGCTCTACTAAACTAATAGACTTAACTTCACCAGCGTAATATATATCTTCAAAATTAGGATCATCTGTGTAAGAATACACCAGGTTTGCAGGATCTACATAATTTAACGTAACACCATTAGATAAATTAAAATCAGTTTTAACAGCACCTATACCAATTATAGTAAGATCAGCCATTAATCTTCTCTTTATTAATTCATACTTATTAGAAGCTAAAACATTTTCTATAGCTTCTTCTTCAGCAATTTCTATGGATTGCTTATAAGATAATTGCATGTGAAGATCTAATTCGTCTTGAGATTCAGGTATATTATTAGGATCGTTACTATTAAAGAAGTTCATGCCAGTAGCGTCATTTGTTGCTTGGATTATTTCTTTAGCGTACATGTCTCTCATTATAGCGTCAGCATACTTTGTTCTTTGCTTTAAAGATTCAGGATCTTGAGCGTAAGCTTTTATATCAAAAACTTTTTGAGACATACCGTTTACTATAATATCTACAAATTTAGGTATAATAGGAACTGGCTTCCAGTCTAAATTTAAATAAGACAAATCACCATTTATAGATAATTCATCTTTGTATTTTTGAACAGACTGTTCACCTCTTGCATAAAGTCTTAGTCTATGGAAGTTTAACCAACTATTTTGGTATCTATTTCCCATACCACCTCTGTCCCCTGAGAACCACTCACCTTCTATAGCGCGACCTACGGCGTAACCGTAATCATAACCTTGCTTCTCTTCGTCCGATACTACTTGACTTGGAAATGAACCTACGTAATTAGTATAAATCATTTATTGTATTATTTTTGAACTAAATCCTTCGTTATTATATTTTTTAAAACCTAATGTTTTTGTTTCTAATTTTCTTTTAAATATTGGATTATACTTATTTTTATTGCAAGCCATTATAGCCAAGCCCGAGCTAATTGACGCATCGTGCTTTGTTCTATTATTTATATCAAATCTAGCCCAATCGTTTAAAGTTCTTTGAAAATAAACATCACCATATGATTCTCCTAAATTGCCAACATAAGTTTCTATGTAAGACTCAATTGCAGCAGCGTGAGCTTGCTTTATATCTTCACTGGAATTAGGTATTCCACCGATTTCTCTTTCTGTTACAGATAGTTTTGCTATAGCTTTATCGGGTCTATTCATAGAAAAACCCCTATAACCTCTTCTTTTAAAATAATACAAAAGTCTAGGTTTATTGTTTTCAGCTAGTATTGGCATGCCATAAAAAATACAAGCCATTAAAACATCTTCAAAAAACATTTCCGCTGTTTGAGGTCTAGCTATATATTCTAAGAAAAAACTATTCATGGGTGCATTTTCCATAGAAAACTTAGTTAAACCGTGTAGTGATCCATTAGAACCACGAGAATCAACAGTGCCTGATATGTCATAACTATCACAACCAAAAGCACCTACGTGCTCATTAGCTGGATATTTTAATCCATTTTTTAATATTAATCTATTTTGTAATTCCAAAGGTGGTATCCAAGAAATCTTAAATCTTCCATCTTTGTTTGGAACAAACATAACCCCTTTTGGATTATCTTTTATACCATGGTGCCAATTAAAAGATCCTGTTGTTATTAAAGATTCACTTTTACAATCTTCATTAAAATCAATTTGCTCATATATTCTAGTTAAATTAAATATAGATTGTTTAGCTTCATCTCTAAAAGCATGTTGCTCAGTTCTTGGAAATTGTCTGTAAAACTCATTTAAACCGTCTTGATCTTTTTTAAGACCATCTACTTCGTTTTGCCAATACTCTATTACACCTTTTTTTATTTGTTGACCGTGAGGTCCAAAGGTATCTTTTTTTGGAGTGTCGAAGACAGGTATTCCATAAGAGTTAATGTATCCTTCGTAGTTCCATTCCATAGGTATAAACAAAGAATATAATCCTGAACGAGTCTGTCCATTGGCATTTCTTTCGTTAACATCTGAATCATAATATAATTTTTTGAAGTTATCTCCACCTTTATCTAAAGAGTTAGATGTGCTTCCCATCATACATTTACCAATTATTTTACTACCTAATCTAAGGGTTGTTTTCGTAACCCTCCAGTTATTGAGGATGTTGTTTGGCTTTTCCCATTTACCGCTCTCATCGTGTACTAGTAGTTTTAGTTTTTCCCCATCGTAGGAGTTGTCGCCTGTATTCTTCCAGTCGATCGTTGTGTCCAAACCGGTAATCTCTTGTAGTTTTTCGTTGGAGTCGAGTTTTCTCCTGGTAAACTTCGAGGCGGGGACACGATATGCAAGTTCGGTTTTTGGCCTGTCCATACCGTCTTGGATCGGTTTGAAAAAGAACGGGTAGTTGACCGAAATTGGTACGACCTTATCTGTGAACATTTTTTTTGCATCCGGACCAGATTTGGACAATATCCCAAACCGTGAATCCGTTGATATTGTTGCAAGGTTAACTGATTCAGCTGAGGACATAAACGAGAATCCGCTTCGACGGTTCTTAAGATAACACATACCGTAAGACCTGACGTCGGCTTTGCAAGCTTCCCAGAAAATGTAGAATAATCTATTTGATTCCCTAAAGTCTGGCTGCCCAACGTCAATCTTGGACCACTGCAAGTACATGTAATGAGTACCAGTAATATAAGTAGGATTACTCTTGTTATAAAACCAAAAACCTTCTTCACGCCTAATAAATTCTTTATCAATGTAGTCATACCATTTTTCTTTAAATTCAACTGGATATTCTTCCCAATCAAATACAGATTTTATTTTTTTTAATTCTTTAGGATAAGTAGTATGACTCCATTTGTTTTCTTCAAACTCAACAACGTCTGTTTGTTTAGGTAAAGCTATTTTTAAGCTCTGTATTTCATAAACATCACCTATTTCACCTGTTTTACTTATAACTACAACGTCATGCTCTTCATTGTATCCATACTCCCATTTCTTGTACCTATTGTTTCTTTTTAAAACCTTAGGCTTAATGTGGTCTTTTACTATTTTATATAAAGTTTGCTCGTACATTATTTAGATCTACCTTCAGCAAAGCCTTTAAAAGTTTTTTCTTCCTTAACTTCTTTAGGTTTTTCGTTTAATAAATCTTCTTCGCTTTGTATTCTATTTAATATTTCAAAAGCATCAAATATTGCTAATTTTTTAGTAGCTGCAGCATTTTTTAATCTGTCGGCTGTTATATCTTCTCCAGAATCAACAATTGCTTCTCTAGCTACCTTTATTAATTCTTCAACTGCTACGTGCCCAGCTAGGATTATATTCTTTTTCGTTTCCTTTATATTCATACTTAATTACAATATCATTAGATTTCATACAATAAATTCTTTCTTTGTCAATCAAGAACTCCCATTCGCCGCCAGGTGTATAACCAACAAGGTCTCCTGGTGTTATTTCAAGAGCATCTAAGGACTTATTTCCGTATTTTAATATACCAATAAGACTTTGCTCTTTATCGTTGGTTAGATTGTTTGTATTTTTTATAGGTTTTATAAAACACCTATTATTAATAGAGTTCCAACCATCTTTATTCTTATACAAATATATTTGATCTAAAGCGCAGAAGTAAAGATTTTCTTTAAAAAAAGATCTACTTTTCTTTTTCTTACCTCTAGAATCATAAAAGGTTCTAAACACATTTTGATGTATAACTATAGTATCACCAATATTTATATTTGTTTCAAAAGCTAAAGGTTTAGCTATAACTATAGCTTGCCTATTTACAAATTTAAAGCTTTCTATTTTACTATTTAAAACTAAATCTTTGTCTTCAACTTTAATCTTGTTATTGTATTTATCACCTATTGGCTCAACAATAAAATCATATAAGCTTCTCATCAATATTCTAAATCATACTCAACAGATATAGCCATGTTAGAATTAAACTTCTTCCATGGCATTACCTCGTTGTTTTTTTTAATGTATATATTATAAGATTTATCAGACTCATCTAGAAGTATATGTGATATTTCATGACCTCCATAAACTTGTTGACCTACCGAATAATGCATTGCATCAGTTTTATAATCTGATCCAATACTTATCTTTCTAATATTATTCTTCATTTTTACTTTCAATAGCAGTGTAAGATCCATCCGTCAAGTCTATATTTACTTCACCATATTCTTTCTCTAATTCCTGCTTAGTTTCTTCAATCTCTTTTGAAACTTCTATTACAATATTTTTAATAGTATCTTTTTGAACCTCTAAAACACCAATGCTTCTAAGCGATTCGCTTAATCTACTTTGTTGTTTTGTTATTTTTTCTAATTGTTCTTTGGTAATAGTTTTTTTTACTTTACTCATGATTTGATTTGATTAAATTGTTATATTTATATATTCACTTGTTTTTAGACTATTTACATACTATAAAGTCAGCCACAGATACACCTGTTCCAGCTACTGCTGTAACAAAATCTACACATACTGGTAGTATCGATCCAGATTGCAAACCCTCAAACTTTACACCTTGAGCTGCTGTTGGTAATCCAGGTTCTGCTACTATTCTAAATGTAGCACCAAAGCCAGGATCGGCTCCTTGAGGATCTATTTCAATTAAATCTCCATTTAAGTAACCCGCGTCGGTAGAGGCAGCACTAATTTCTACTGTTTCAATAGCTCCATCCACGGCTGTATAGTTAACAGTTAAACCAGTACCGCTTCCACCTTTTGTATCGATATTAAATCGAGGCCCGTTTTCATAATTGGTTCCGCCAGACCCAGCATATCCAGGTGAAACAAAACCGGTTATAACACTTGGTCCTACAGTGCCTGGCAATATAACCACAATAGAAGCGTCTGCCGGCATATTCCCACAGTATATTACTGAAGAATCTAAATTTGTACCTAGTGTTCCACTGTTTTGAAATAACCAAGCCGGTCTAACATCTATACTAGCTATCATAGCCGCTGTTAAAGGCATAGCTTGTCCTACTATACCATCATTTGTTGGAAATTGTCCCATTGTTTTTTATTTATTTGTTACTTATTGATTTATATTTCTCAAAACCACGCGAGCCAAAATATGCTACATACACAGTTGTTAATAATTGTTTTAATAATTCTATCCACTCTTGCTCTACAGTAAAAGATATTTCGTGATGACTATCAACCCATATAAAGGCTATAGCCATAAACGATAAGAATATAAGAGCCATAGGGCGCGTGTTTTTACTAAGCCACGAATCAGACGTCATATCTGAATCCCAACGTTTTGTTATTTGGTCCTCTGCTGATGCAGCTGCTTTTTCTACTATAACTTGAATTTCTTTTTTAATTTCAAGTTTTTCTTCTTCTGTAGTTGTTAGTTTATCGATAACGTCACCAACGTCTTTTATAACGTTACCACTTAACCATTCCCAAATTTTTTTCATTTCAATTCATTTATTTTTTTATAATATATAATTAAATTTGTAGTTCCTTTTATATCTGCTTTTATTGTATTTAAATCAATTAATGAATACTTTATATTAGAATCATAATTAGATTCTTTAATTTTAAAATTGGTATTAAAGCTACCGTTCTCAAAACTTAAAAAAGTTTCATATCTTTTTTGTTTTTTATTTAAATTTAAAGTACAACTTTCAAAAGGATAGTAGTAATAATTATATACTTCCATTTCGTTTTCACTATTTTTTATATTCATTAAAAAATTAGTGTTATCACTTTTCCAATCACCATTGTATATCGAATAGTCAAAACTATTAATATTAGAGCAAGATGTTATTAATGTTATTAATCCTAAAAATATTGATTTCATATAAATATATTTAATTGTTATATTAATATAATTACATGTTTTACATTTATTTACGCTAATCTTTCGTTATTGTTTTTTCCTTTTATAAAGTCAAATTTCATTTTACCATCAGCCTTTGGAGCATCACCTATAGTGTTTAATGCTTTTATTACATCTTCTTTTTTATATGCTTTTAAAAATCTATCTTGTTTTAGTTTTGGATTTGCGTTTATTAGTTTTTGTAAAGATTCTTCTGTATATTCATTGCCAAATTTATGATTTATATTTGATCTAAGTTCATTAAATAAACCATAACTTTCATGATCATTTTGCATGTATTTTTTTTCATCTGAAGACAACCAACCGTCTCCAAACGTATTAATTGACTCTTCTTCGGTTGTACTTGGTTCATTTCCAATAACCCCTCTTAATGGTCGTCCTTGTACTAAATCTATTTTTGAATAATGTGTATCTTCGTGGTCGTGAAGACCGTGATCTTTAGAAACCTCATTCATGTGTTCGTCTGGTTGTACGGTATAACCTTTATAATTTACACGACCGGTACTAGGGTTTCGATGCATGTCTATGTTAGCAACAGCGCCTTTAGATGGTTCTCCTACCCTATATGGAACATTGGTTAGATTTGATATCATTTCTTTTACTACCTCTATATCAACAGGATTGCCTTCAGCATCAACGGCTTGTTTCTGAATAAATTCTGCAGCCCCAGGTGTATTATAGTATCGTTCAGACCAAGTGTTTTCTCTACTTTCAGGATAATCTTCTCTATTAATTTCTTGATCATCAACTAATGGTGTGTAGGTAAGACCTCCTCCACTTCTCCAATTTGATTCTGGATTCTGACCTAGCGTACCAAATGGTATACCTTGCTCTGTTAATGTTTTGCCTACGTCTTCATATAGCCAATCTGGAGCTCCTTTAGCGTCTAAATAACTAGGTGGGTAGATTTTTCTAGGTTCTTCAACCTCTAAACCTGCTATTAAGTTGGCTCTAGAGGGAGTCACTGCTTGATAATGAGGTTTACCTTCATGCATTCTAAGTGGGCTATGATTAACACCACCTTGTAATCCTTTAAAAAAATTCTTTTTTAATGCCATATCTATGCGTTTTTAGCTTCGTTATAGGCTTCTTTTTCCCAAGGTAAATTCTTAGCGCCTTCTTTCATTGAAGATCTTGGGTATTCTTTGCCCTTCCAAAATACTGTATCATCATCATAATCTAAGTCTCCACGCTTTATTTGGTTCACATGAACCATCTCGTGATCTACTACGTCTTGAATTTTACTAGGGTCTTTAATATCTTTATTAACTAGTATACCGCCTTTGTTTGTGGCCATTCCTAGTGTATTTTCATCCATATCAACATGTAATATAGGAGTATTTAATGTACACTCACAATATGGTGCCCCTTTCATTTTAAATGCCATATACTATTGTTTGTAAGGAAATATTTTATTTAATGCTTTTTTTTTAGCAACACAACCGCAAGGGACGTTTAATCCCTTGCTAACTGTGTCTACTATTGTTTTTATACCAGTAGCTTTAGTAAACTTCTCTATGTCGTCTCCTAAACCTTGTGATTTCATAATTATGCTACTATTGCAGTTGCGATTGTAAAGTCAGAGAAATACAATTGAACTGGAGTCGCGGCTTCGTCAAGTCCTAGTTGAACAGTTGATTGTACACCTCCTGGATTAGCAGTCAATGCTGCGTATACAGCTTTTTGCGGTGACTTGGCTCCATTTGTGATTGTTGGAATACCAGCAGTTCCATCTTTAGTCGTTGTTACGGTAATGCTTATTACTCTACCTGAATAAGACGCAACATCTGCGCCCACTGCGCCGTTTAGCACAATTGATAATACTCCTGTTGCGCCAGCATACGCTACGCTTTGAATTTGATCTACATTGACTAGTTGAGTTCCTTGAGTTGCTAGGGCTCCTGTGTTAACAATGTTGAATTTTAAAAATTTTGACATTTTGTTTTTGTTTTTGGCTATTAAGCCTGGTTTGGTTTACTATTATTTTGAGTTTTGTACAGTCCTCTACTGTTTTATTTTTTCATACCGCACATTGAGGCAATACCTTTTTTCATCATAAGAGCTGGTTTACCTAAAGTTTCCATCATACGAGCTGGAGCGCCAGATGCATCTCCTGCATACCCCCTATCGCCACCAACTATTGATTGTGAATCAGGTGTCATATCTTCAGCTAAAACGTTGTGACCCATGTCTCCAGACATTTTAGGAGCCGCATCAACAGCTTGTTTAAATTTACCAGACAATTTACCATCTGCTGAGGCTGCTCTTAATCCATCGTTGAATTTAGGTGCAGCATCATCATACATTTTAGGTGCTGCGTTATGTTTAGCTCCTTCACTTAATACTTTAGTAATGTTTTTAGCTGCTGGATCTCCATACATTTTAGATGGATGCTTTTCGTAATCATGAAAAATATTTGACTGATCACCGTGTGAAGAACCTGTGCTACCGTGGTAACCCTTATCTGTACCCTTGTAGTTTTTATAATCTACATGTTGATCTGATTGATCACCTTTCATTGACCCATGCATTTTAGCTGCTGGATCTCCATACATTCTAGCGGCGTGTTTATCGTGCTCACTGTTTTCTAAGTAATGTAATCTAGCCGAAGCGGTTAAGTCTTTGTCGTAAGCTTTTGTAGCATCATACTTTTGAGCATGATGGTTGTTTCCTGTGTAACCCATAATTTTTGTTTTTTATTGTTGTTTTAACATTTCCAGCGTTTTCTAGCTGCTTTACCTCTTTCACCAGTCCAACCCTTGGATCTAGCGCAGAATGATTTTCTTCTTTTAGCAGCTTTACTTCCCGGTTTTACGTCACCGGTTACCGCTGTTTTTAATTTACTTCCTGGATTTTCTGCTCTGTATTTTTTAACTCCCTTAGAAGTCATACCAGCACCCTCTTTAGTAGTTCTAAAGTTTCTTCCTTTGCCCTTAGTTGTTTTTCTAACTTTTAATATAGGGGAAGTAAATGGGTTATTCTCTTGTGAAAACATTTTTATTTTTTTACACAGTTATTAACCATTTTAACTTTACCACCCTTAGTTTTTTTACCACTAGGTGATTTTTTCTTGCCCTCAGCTTTGTATCCCTTCCAGCAACTAGCCTTAGCTTTAGCCGGATGATTCATTACTTGTTTTATAAGCTGTAAACTCATACTATAAGTATACTTTAGCTTTTGAAGTAATAGGTCCAGCTACATAACGCGTTGGGGCTTTAAGTATTTGCATACCTGTAATTCCAGAACTAGAACCCTCTCCATGAGGTCTTCCAGATTGATCTAAAGGCCCATCCCATACGTGAGATTCACCTACCACACCAACTTTAGTACCTGGTTTTAATTTTTCCATTGAAGGATCGTATTTGTTACTATGCATGTTTTTATTGTTTTATAATTGTTAGTTAAATAAATTACCTATTTTTTTTACAGTTCTTTGTAGTGCGTTGTCTGGGTTTTTTTGGTTATTGGTAAAGTTTGTAAGTTTTTTCTGAAGTCTAGCATGTTTTTTAAGCTTACCATCAGCTTTAGCATCATCCATTCTAGCTTGAATAGATGGTGCGTTTCTTTTATAGAACCCCATAAAACCACTTCTATGTTCAGGGTTGCTTAATTTAGTCATGTCAAATGGTTTAGCAACTTTGTTGTTTTCTAAAAAACTATATTTAGGAGTGGTTGACGCTGGCTTAGATGTATTAGCAGTTGTTCCAGCACTATTACTAGTTGGATTAGAATAAGAACCACTCATTGCACCACTTCCAGTTGAAGACGTAGGTAAACTTGGTAATCCAAGACTTTTAGATACATTAGCCGTGTCTCTTCTATAGTTTGATTTTACCGATTGACTTAAGTCTAAATTTTGAGCCGACTTTAAAGCATCCATAGCGCTATATATATCGCTAGGATTTATTTTCATTTTAATAGGTGTATTAGTTTTCAAAGCAACAGGCGTCGAAAACATTTTTCCAAGGGCCTGTGAAGCTACTTGGTTAGTTTGATCACTGAAAGTATTTAATTGTCCACTTTCTCCTTTATTTTCAATATTAATAGCATTCATTGGTTGTAATTCTTTTCCTATAGGGTTTCTTAATTTAGCTTCATTTTCAGCTATAGTAGGTGTTGTTGGAGTTAAATTTTCCTCATACTCTAATTGATCGTCTTGAACTGATTGTCTAAAATCAGCATTAATACCGTTTCTCACACTACCATTTAAATCAATATCTCCAGCTCCAGAACCATACATGCGTAGACTTTCTCTTTCTTGCTCTTCTGG